CGATGCGCAAGGTGTTGTACGTCGAAAACTACATCAAGGTGGACTACGACGGCGACGGCATCGCGGAGCTGCGTAAAATCTGCACTGGCGGTGACGGCAACACGATCCTGGCGAACGAGCCGTGTTCTATCGTGCCGTTTGCGTCGTTCTGCCCAGATCCAGAGGCGCACGACTTTTATGGCATGTCTATTGCGGACGCCGTCATGGACATCCAGAAAATCAAGTCATCGATCATGCGCAACACGCTGGACAGCTTGTCTATGTCAATCCACCCACGCGTCGCCGTGGTTGAGGGCATGGTTAACCTGGAAGACGTTTTGTCGACCGAGGTTGGCAGCGTGATCCGCCAGCGTGCGGCGGGACAGGTGCAGCCGATGACAATGCCGTTTGTCGGCCAGCAAGCGTTCCCCGTGTTGAAGTACATGGACGAAGTCAAAGAGAGCCGCACAGGCATCTCAAAGGCGTCTGCAGGCTTGGACGCAGGCGCGCTGCAATCATCCACCGCAGCGGCCGTAAACGCGACTGTAAGCGCCGCTCAGCAACACATAGAGCTGATCGCGCGTATCTTTGCTGAGACAGGCATGAAGCAGCTTTACAAGATCGTGCTAAACCTGATCACGACGCACCAGGATCAGCCGCGCATGGTTCGCCTGACAAACGAATTTGTGCCTATTGACCCCCGGGCCTGGAACACAAATATGGACGTGTCTATCAACGTCGGCCTGGGCCGCGGTACGGACACTGAGCGTATGATGATCCTGCGTCAGCTTAGCGACATGCAAAAAGAGGCAATCCAGACAATGGGCCCCGTGAACCCGCTGACCGACATGGTCAAACTGTCCAACACGCTGAAAGCGATGACAGAGCTTGCAGGGTTCAAGGATGCGTCGCAGTTCTGGTCAGATCCGACACAGTTCCAGGCGCCGCCGAAAGAAGACAAGCCAGACATCAATGAACAATTAATCATGGTCCAGATCCAACAGATCCAGGCGGACATCCAGAAGAAAGCAGCCGAGCTGTCGCTGGAGCGCGAAAAGATGATGATGGACGACGACCGCAAGCGTGACGAACTAGACGCGGAATTGTTTGTTAAGGCGGAGGAGTTGCAGGCTAAATACGGGGCCCAGATGAACGTCGAAGAGGTCCGCGCACAGCTTGCAATGAACCGCGAAATGCTACGCGCACAGACGGAGGTCATCAAGGGCGCCATAGATGATGAAGAGTAAGCAACAAATCATAGACGACGGACAGGAGGCAAAGCGCCTCCTGGACGACACTGATCTGAACCGTTTTATGGATGAGATCAAACAGGATTGCTGGGTGCAGTTTGAGGCGACTGCCCTAGACGATAGAGAGGGCCGAGAGGCCATTTACATGACATTGCGGGGGGTCGAAACGGTGCGTCAATCGCTTCGGGCAATGGTCGATAACGCTACTATTGAAAAACGAGAGAAATAGCAGCATAATATGGAGTTAATGAGATGTCAGAAAACAACAACCCTCGCGGGACTGATCTGAACAGCGCTCAACAAGCAATCAGCGCCATACTCGCGCCCCAAGAGGATACCGCGACTGAGCCTGAAGCGCCGCAGGTCGAAGCGACAGAGGAATTTGTCGAAGAGGCCTATGAACCAGAAACTGAGCCGCAAGGCGAGGAGGAGGTTCAACTTGAAACCGAAGACTACGAGGATCAAGACGACGACACATCCTTTGACCTACTGGCCGCAACGGTCGAGATAGACGGAGAAGAGATTACTGTCGAAGAATTGAAACGAGGAAATCTAAGGCAGAGAGATTACACCCGTAAGACCCAGGAGCTGGCCGAAGCGCGCAAAGCGATGGAAGCCGAATACCAGGAAATTGCGAGTGAGCGGGCACAATACGCCCAGCTATTGCCTGCACTGCAGCAACGGTTGGAGCAAAACGAGCAAGAACCTGATTGGGACACGCTATACGAAATGGATCCCCAGCAGGCAGCTAAGGCGGAGCGCCAGTGGCGCGCGCAGCAAGATCAACGCAAAGAGCAGATCGAAGCTGTGAAAGCCGAACAGCAACGGATGCAAGCGATGCAGCAACAACAGATGGCTCAATACCAAGAGCAGTACATTGCGCAGCAACGTGAGGTCCTGCCAGATGTTATTCCTGAATGGCGTGACACCGCCGTTCGTCAGCGGGAAACAAGCGAATTGAAAACATTTCTGTTAGCAGAAGGTTTCACCGCCGAAGACATATCTGGGCTGGCAAATGCAACGCTCGTTAAGTTGGCACGCAAGGCAATGCTATACGATCAAGGACAAAGTCGCGCGACGCAGGCGAAAGCCAAGCCGAAAGCGAAATCCAAGACGTTAAAGGCAGGGTCGCGTGGGTCACAGCCAAAGCCGAAAGGCGCCCGTGTTCAAGCGCTACAGCGCGCACAGTCTGGTCGCGTCACTGATGCCGCGGCTGCAATTAAAAATCTTCTATAGGAGGCCATTATGGCTATCGTAGCAAATACATTCACCAGCTTTGACGCGAAAGGTATTCGCGAAGAGCTTTCCGATGTGATCAACATGATCTCGCCCGAAGATGTCCCGCTGCAAAGCAACATCGGTTCTAAGAACGTAAGCAACACTTATTTTGAGTGGCAGCACGATTCTTTGGCAGCGACCGACAAAACGGCGCGCATTGACGGCGATGATGTTTCATCATTCGACTCAACATCAGCGACTACACGCGTAGGGAACTACACACAGATCCTACGTCGCACAGTCATCGTCGCGGACAACCTAGGTTCACAAGACCTTGCAGGCCGCAATGACGAAATGGCAATGCAAATCGCAAAACGTGGCCGCGAGTTGAAGCGTGACCTAGAAGCGGTTTTGACTGACAACAACGCAGCCGTTGCGGGCAATTCATCAACAGCACGCGAAACAGCGGGCCTAGGTGCATGGATCGCGACAAACACTGTACACCAATCAGGCGGTACACCAGCGGGTGCAGACCCAACAGGTGACGGCTCAGACGCGCGTACAGACGACGGCACTCCTGCCGCATTCACGGAGACAATGCTAAAAACGGCAATGCAGTCTGCGTACACAAACGGCGGTCAGCCATCGATCCTTATGGTCGGTCCGTTCAACAAGACACAGGTATCAGGTTTCGCGGGTATCGCGGCACAGCGTTACCAGGCACCGTCAGATGGTCCAACGACTATCATTGGCGCGGCTGACGTGTACTTGTCCGACTTCGGACAACTTCAGGTTGTACCTAACCGCTTCCAGCGTGAACGTGACGCATGGTTGTTGGACCCAGAATACGCATCTGTTGCGTACCTACGTCCAATCCAAAAAGTCGACCTAAGTAAAACAGGCGACGCAACCAAAGCGATGCTATTGGTTGAAGCTGGCCTAGAGGTAGGCGCGGAAGACGCACACGCAGGCGTGTTCGACCTTACATCTTCATAATACGGTCGGGGCGGCTTAGGCCGCCCCTACTCTTTCGGAGGACACGATGACTAAACGACTTTTCAGTCACGACGCCGAACAAGGCATTACGAAATATTGGCACGTCACAGGCAACGGGGAGTATGTCGTTGAGACGGTGCAGGACGTTAGCAAGATCGCTGAATACAATAAGCGACAGTATAACGAAACCCCCGACAAATATGGCGACGTGAACAAGGTAGCGTCGATCCCTCTTTCAGTGTATTATCAGCTCAAGCGGCAAGGTATTGCGGACGATCCCGTGGCCTTGAAAAAGTGGTTGAACGATAGTGAAAACCAGGTGTTTAGAACAAGGGCGGGCAAGCTGTGAGCTTATCAACTTTCGACGAATTAAAAGCGGACATCGCGGATTTTTTAAACCGCGACGACTTGGATACGGTGATCCCTAAGTTTATCAAACTTGCGGAAGCGGACATGAACCGCAAATTGCGTCACTGGCGCATGGAGCGGCGGTCTAACGCGGTTCTAGATACGCGATACACATCACTACCCCAGGACTTTATTGACGCTGTGCGCCTGCAGATTACAGCGCCTGGTGGTGTTCAGCGTTTGGAGCTGATTTCTAATAGCGAATTGATGGATAAGCGCGCGCTGACAGACACGGCAGGCAAGCCGCGTTTTTATGTGATCAACGACGGCACGATTGAGGTGTACCCAGCGCCTGACCAGGACTACGATTTAGAGATGGTTTACATTTCTAGCCTGCCTGATCTGGAAACGAATTCCACAAACTGGCTGCTGACATATCATCCCGACTGCTACCTATACGGCGCTTTGCTTCACTCAGCCCCTTATCTGCAGGAGGATCCACGCACGCAAACGTGGGCGGCGTTGTATAAAAACACCGTTGATGGTATAAACTTAGAAGATGACAAAGCAAAAACGAGTGGCGCGGGTCACCGCATGAGAATTAGGAGCTTTTAAAAATGGCATCATTTACAAAGGTAAACGATTTCGTCAAAAACATGGCGAACGCGATGGACCTAGACAGCGACACGCTAAAGGTTGCTTTGACAAACACAGATCCGACATCTGGCACAGACGTGACAGCGGATGGCAATGGTGTTTTGGCAAACATCAGTGAGATCAGCTATACAAACCTGTCTGGCCGTGATTTGGCGAACGTCACATCAACGCAAACATCTGGCACATACAAGCTGTCAGCGGATGATAAGGTTTTGACTGCATCAGGTGGTTCAGTTGCGGCGTTCCGTTATGTTGTTATCTACAACGACACGCCGACATCTCCAGCGGACCCAGTGATCGGATATTACGATTATGGATCATCGTTGACCCTAAACGATGGTGACACATTCACAATCGACATCGGGACAAACGGTATCCTAACAATGGCATAATAGGAGGTCATCATGGCTAAACATTTTAACAGAGCCAAGATGACGACAGCCACCACGGGCAGCGGAACCGTTACGCTAGGCAGCGCTGCCAATGGTTTTCAGTCATTCGCTGATGCGGGTGTATCTGATGGCG